AAAAAAATATATATATATATATATATATATATATATATATATATATAAATGCCACGTTATAAATGTCCCAAAGGAACAAAAAAATGTATCACCGGTAAATGCGTAAAAAAAACATCAGTTAAAACAGCGCGTTGTAAAAAGGGAACACGTAAATGTGCAAATAATAAATGTTATCAAACAAATTATAAAAAAAGTGAAGCAGCAAAAAAAATCCAAAAAACATATCGTAATTATATTGATACAAAATTAAAGAAAAAAACATTAGAAGAACAAGTAGAACATTTCAATAAAATTCAAGATAAATTCTTTTTTAAATTAATTGGAAAAAAAATTAGTATTATTACAAATGATATTCAATCAGATAGATGTGCTATAATTAATATTGAATCACCTACTCGTATATATTTAGATATGTTATATAAATGTGGAGAGAATTCCGGCACACAAGTTATAAAATTAATCGAAAAATTTGCAAAAAAATATGGATATAACACGATTGAATTAGAAGATGATTCACGTATTTATAGTGAAAAAACAAAAATTAGACCAAAAAAAGGAGGTCATTGTATGATATGGTTGCCTATATTACAAATACTATCATCGGGCACAACGTGGTATAATAAATTAGGTTATAAATCGCCATATTACAATAAGGAAGTAAAACACAATGAAGCAATTATTAAAAAACCATTTATTACATTTATAAAAGATGTGGTTGGAAATACACGAGATCAAGATCCACGTGCTCCTTCATTAGAAAATTTAATAGAAGGTATGTATCTTTTTGTTAATAAAGATGAATCATCAATTTCAGTAAAAGATTTATTTACAAAGGTGAACCGAAAATTGAAAAATGAAGAGTTGATATGTGATGGGAAACACCCTGAATTAGATTGGTACATAGACATTGAAAAGTTTTTGGTAGATAGAGGAGTTCTCGTAAATAATCCTGATAAGACTAATCCTAATAACATTATGTATTTAAGAGGTTCAGAAATTACACAAATTAAAACATTTTAATATGTAATTTATAAAATCGGCATTTAAATGTCAAAAGGTATAAAAATGATATTATATTTAATAAAATATCATTTTAATTCATAATTGTATATTTTGATTTATTGCAACTCAATTTCAGGTTGACGACTTTGACTACGCTTTGATGCTACCGTGTTCGTGCGTCGTCGTGGAACGATCATCCATTCTGATTGATCTGCCTGATCAAGTTGAGGAGGACGCCTTGTCTCTTTTTGACTACGAGGAGTGGATTCAGATTTTGTATCACGCTTGGTTGCACGTTGCTTACTCTCACTCTTATGTTGGGACGAATAACTCATTCGTTGACCACGAGAGTCATGACGCGTTTCACACATCAACTTGCCACTATTCAATCCACGAATCATAGTAGCATGAACATCCATACCATCACTCTTTTTTTCAATGGGAGTAATCATAAATTCAACATATTCGCCTTGAACCAAATATTTATACTGAGATTCACCAACTTGAATCTCTGAATGATGAACAAAAATATCACGGGGTTCATTCGTTTCACAATCTTTAACTGTGATAAATCCATAACCCGCCTTGTTGTTGAACCACTTAACACAACCATTTGTATAACTAGATGCTGTTGCCATTATTCTAATATACTTTTAATATACAAATATCTTTAAATACATTTTGTTATTAAATTATTCTGATAGTATCATTAAATTAGAAATCATATTATGTAAATATTTATAATTTGGTTTGTCAGTAAATCCCAAATTTCTACAATATGTTATAAATAATACAAATTCGCCTATTATTTCATTTTTCCAACCAAAATCTTCTTTAATTTTTAAAATAGATGAAACCGATTCTTGATTTTGCCAAGGTATTTTTCCATAATATAAAAACATTAATATATAACCAATCGATTCTAGGTCATCTCGTCTACTTAACGTAAAACCGTTATGAGAATTTATGCTCATATATCGATGAGATCCTACAATTGTTTCATTTGTATTTAATATACAATGTCGTTGTTTTTCATCTAAAAAACTACGCGATAACCCAAAATCAATTAAATAGATTTCATTAATATTTTCTGTATTTTTTTTTAATAAAAAATTGCATGGTTTTAAATCGCGATGTATAATTCCTTTGTTATGTATATCATTTATTATAGATAACATCTTTTTTCCTATATGTAATACAGTATTCAATGTCATTTGATCACTATAATTACGTCTGAGATCTTCTATCGTGTCTTCTAATAATTCCATTCCAATATAATATATTTCACCATCTAATCCATAATTATAGAGAGATGGTATATTTTTTACACCTTTTAATTTTTTATAAATACTTATTTCGTTCTCAAATATATTTATATGTCTTTTATTCATTAATTTTAATGCAAACGGTTCTTGTTCCAAAAAATCATTTTCAATTAATCTCTCTGAATTTGTTTTTTCATCTTCATTATCATTTGTATTTATTGGTTTTGCTATGAATACTTTACCAAATGATCCTTCTCCTTTTTTTTTTAATAATTGATAACTATTTGCTATTACAATTATTTTATTTCTTGTTGTCATAAATTTTTTTGATAATTACTATAATAACTAAAAATTTATATTTATATTAAAATTGATTTAGAATATATCACTTATCAATTATAATATTACAGCAAATACAATGGTTATTTTATGCGATAAGTACGATTCATCTAATAATGTTTTTATTGAAAACGATATTATTCAACAATTTATTCCTTCGAATATTGTATTAAGTGATTTTCAAAAATGGGCAATTCAATCAATTACTGAAGGTAATAATGTTCTAATTACTGCTCATACAGGTTCTGGTAAAACATTACCTGCTGAATTCGCGATTCAATATTTTACAAGTATTGGGAAAAAAGTTATTTATGCTTCTCCTATTAAAGCATTATCAAATCAAAAATTATACGATATGAGACGCAAATTTCCCCATATTTCATTTGGATTATTAACTGGTGATAGTAAAGATAATCCTCAAGCAGATGTTCTTATTATGACGACTGAAATTTTACGTAACACCTTACTTAATAAACAAATTAACCAGACTAATGTTATCTCATCAAACGAATCAACTGAAAAAAAGGAACTACCACTATTATTTGAAATGGATTTTGATACTGAATTAGCAGCAGTTGTATTTGATGAAGTGCACTATATTAATGACCCTGAACGTGGATCTGTATGGGAACAATCGATTTTGATGTTGCCCCCGCAAGTCCAACTCATTCTGCTTTCGGCAACCATTGACCGCCCAGAAGAGTTTGCGAATTGGATTCAAACTGAAAAACACAAGCAATCACAAGAACACTCTTTAACAACAAAACAAATGTATTTGGCATCAACAAATCATCGCGTTGTGCCTTTAACTCACTACATGTGGTTAGCAATTAATGAAGTGTCTTACAAAAAAACGGCAAGAACGCCATACGAAATGAAAATAGAAAATATGCGTGGTACCCCAATTAAAATAGCATCATCTGATGGTTTATTCAATGAAGAAAATTACTACAAAATGAAAGATGTATTGGATTATATGTATAAAAATAAAACCTATGCGAAACGTCAATTTGTATTGGAAAATCTATTGCGATTTCTCAAAAGCAAAGAAATGTTACCTGCTATTTGTTTTGTTTTCTCCCGGAAAAATGTCGAACAAGCAGCAAAAGAAATATCATTTAGTTTATTTGATAAAGACAGCATGATGCCTTCACTTGTGGAAAATGAATGCCGTCATATTTTGCAATCAAAACTTCCAAATTATAAAGAATATATGGAACTCTCTGAATATACAACTATCATTGAATTACTGAAAAAAGGAATTGCTATTCATCATGCAGGTATTATTCCTGTCTTACGTGAAATGGTCGAACTTCTATTTGAAAAAGGATATATTAAATTACTTATTGCTACTGAAACTTTTGCAGTAGGATTAAATATGCCTACAAAAACAGTTATTTTTGCAGGTATTAATAAATTTAATGGCACTACAATGCGTCTTCTTTTCCCTCACGAATATACACAAATGGCAGGACGAGCAGGGCGGCGCGGATTAGATACGATCGGACATATCTTTCATTGTGTCAATTTATTTGATTTACCTTGCGTATCCGACTACCGGCATATGTTAACAGGACCTCCGCAAAAATTGACATCGAAATTTAAAATTTCATTCAATTTGGCACTTTCTATGATTAACACAAATACAGATATTATCTCTTTTATGAATCAAAGTATGCTTTCGAGTGACATCAATAAAGAAATTAAAGGTTATGAAAAAGAAATAAGCATTGTTACTGAACAATTGGATAAAAAAAAAGAAAATTTAACTCATTGTCGCACACCATCAGACGTACTGATTAAATATCATAATTTAAGTAATACTATTTTAACATTATCCAACAGTGCACGTAAGAAAGTTCGGATTGAAATGAATGGATTAGAAGCAACACATAAATTCCTTCTAACTGATATGGAAAAAATGAAAGCACTTGATGAAATTAAAACACAATATAAAAAAATTATAAATGAAAAACATAATACAGAGCATTACATTTATAATACAATTGATGACTTGAATAAAATTTTACTAGATAATGGATTTATTATTAAACAAAATGATGATTATGTCATTACCGAAAAAGGACGATTTGCTTCTCAACTACAAGAAATGCATCCACTTGCCATGACTGATTTGTATAATAAAAAAGGTCAGTTTGATTCATTGGATGCTTCTGAATTAGCAGGATTATTTAGTTGTTTTTATCCTGTATCGGTATCAGATGAATTTAAGGCACATAACCCACATATGTTATGTGATGTTATCATGTATATGAGTAAACTATTAGGATATTATTTAACTTGTGAAAATGATGCATTTTTAAATACCGGTGCGAATTATGAAATCTGTTATGATTTATTGCCTTATATTGTAAAATGGTGTGATGCGACGGATGAAAATGATTGTAAAATTGTCATCCAAGAAATGAAGAAAAATACTGGCGTATTTGTTGGTGAATTTGTGAAAGCATTATTGAAAGTGAATGCTGTCGCGTTAGAATTTGAACGTGTTTGCGAATCAACACAGAATATTGCACTATTGGAAAAGTTGCGGAAGATTCCATCTTTGACCTTGAAATACATTGCAACGACACAATCGCTTTATTTGTAATGTTTCCGTGTTTTACGTTTGCGTTTTACAATAGATTTCTTTGATTTTTTTTTATTGAGTTTACCTCCACGAGGCAATACTTGTACTTCAATTCCTTTACGAAACACAACTTGATAAAAATAGTCCGGTATCGATTGTCTTTTTGTCACTTCTATTGTTAGTCCTCCGCTTATATTATAACCTTTTTCTAAATATTCATTTACTTTTTTTTCTAAATCTGTATAACCAACTGCTCGAACAACTTTGTAGTGATTTTTTGTCCCTATATTCCCATAGTTTTGTATATGTTCTGCTTTTTTTATGCTTCGACGCCCTTCTTCTTTTTGCAATGTCTCATACAATCTATCAAGCTCTTCATTTTCCAATACAACTTTCGGGAACGGACCGTACTCTTTAACTATTTCAAGATGTTGAATTGTCGGTTTTTCATGATCGTGATTATAAAAATCCATTTCATCCAGTTCTGTTAATGTCTTCGCTGTTCTCGCTATTTTCATTATCGCCTCATTTCGTTTACGTTCATGATCAATATCCGTATCCATAATGTTATATATTAACATAATAAATTAAAATAAAATTGAAATAAATGTAAACATTATATTTACATTTATATAACAACACACTACAATGGATACATCAAAGAATAATTCCAAGATTGTTAAAGACAATTGGGACGATTCTAGTGAAAGTGAACCTGAAATCGAAGAAGAACCCAATAATAATAAGGTAGATGTAGATGTACATGTAACAGAATCTAATAATAATAATAATAATAATATTGACAATATCGAAGAAGAATGGGAAGCATACTATGGAGATAGTGTATGCATTAATTGTAAAAAATCAGATGACCAACGAATTATTATGGTTAAAAGTAAAAATGTATATTGTTATGATAATTGCGATGATGACGACGACGACTATTATGATGACGATTATGATGAACTTGACGATTATGATAGGAAATTAGGTTTATCCATTTCATGCAGGTAAAAAATAGAATTAATAAAAAACGAACAAACTCTTCGAACTGGACTTGAACCAGCAACCTTTCGGTTAACAGCCGAACGCGCTAACCAATTGCGCCATCGAAGATTAATGTTTTTTATTAATTATGAATTAATAAGTTGAGATATATTTACCTATATACTACTACTATTTTTTCTTTAAATACTTTAATTATAATTATTATTATTTAATTTTATTTAATTTAATTTAATTTAATTTAATTTAATTTAATTTAATTTAATTTAATTTAATTTAATTTAATTTAATTTAATTATAATGAGTTTAAATATATTTGTTCAATTAGACTATTATTAGAATGGAAAGTTTAATATTATATAAACCTCCCTTTGAAAAAAAAAGAGTAGGAAAAAATAATGACGGTGGATATGTTATTATTGAATTACCTGATACGTATGATGCATTTATATCTGGTGGAATTGATAATGATATTAGTTTTGAAGAGCACTTTTTAAATTTACATGAATCGTTAATATGTTATGCATTTGATGGTTCTATTTTAAATTTACCACATCATAATAATAGAATTAGATTTTATAAAAAAAATCTTGGAGAATTCAATAATAATGAGTTAACTAATTTACATGAATATATAGAACCATATAATGATATTTTTATGAAGATCGATATAGAGGGTCATGAATTTAAATTTATGCCAACACTTATTGAAAAAAATCTAATGATTAAAATTAAACAACTCGTAATTGAAATTCATAGTTCAGCAGATATACAATTATATCCAGATTATTTTAAAGGATTGAGTGATATCGATAATGATGATAAAATGTTTGATTTATTTAAGAATTTTAATAAAACACATACATTAGTTCATTTTCATGCCAATAATGGTTGTAAATTACAACAAATAGATGGAATTGATTTACCTCACGTTTTCGAATTAACATATATTCGAAATGATTATGTTAGTGAAAAAATAAAAAATATAGAACCTTTACCAACTGCATTAGATATGAAAAATAGTTTAAGTAAACCAGATTATATTTTAAAAGGGTTCCCTTACAGTTTGTAATATTTATTTAACCATATCATCTAAATATAATGAAATGGTTAAATTTGTAAAAAAAAATTATAGTACATAATCAATTCCGTGATCTTTGCAAAACAAAAAATCACCTTTATAGAAATTATATATTTTATTCTTTATATCATCATTAAAAAATGATTGAATAGGTACTTTATAATCTGAATATTCTTCTAAATTTAAATCATATATTTTTTTATCTGACTCAAAATTTTTTGTTGTTTTATTTATATGTGTTCCTTTAAAATTTAATATAGATTCTGGTATTGTTTTATTATAAATTTTTTCAATATTTTTATAATCTATATTGTTTATATCATATATAAACTTTTTTTTTGATTTTATTATTTCTTTATAATGGAAATAACCACTTACTTGTGGTTCAAAATGATGTTGATCGATTTGATCAAACTTAGTTGTAATTAACTCATCTACAAAATGAGAGAATAATATATTGTTTGGCGTTTTCCATTTCCATAACCAACATCCTGTATGTAAAAACCCAGATACAACTCGGTTATATGGATTTCGTACAAACATAATTACTGTATAATTTGAAATATCTTTCGGTAATGTTTTATATTCAGCAGGAATATGTAATTCATTGTCCATGCTACCTGATTTTAAAAACCAAAACATATTTTTTATATGAGAACAACCACATTTGGCAGACCATCCAAAAACAACTTTATTAATTTCATCGGTTATATAATACATTATATAGTATTGTAATATAGGGTTTAATATATTATTACGTATAAATATTTTTCATAATATATTTCATAATATATTATAAAAAACAATTTAAAAAAACATCTCTATATAGAGTATAGAATAGTCTATCATCACACATAATTCAGCTGAATTAGCTCAGTTGGCAGAGCGTTGGTCTTATAAGCAGACACTATCGTGACTTTATTGCAAAGTACGCCAAATGTCATGGGTTCGAGCCCCATAT